CTAAGAAAGTTTCTAAAAACGTTAAGAAAAAATAATGTCTAATGGCTACTTCAGGAACTACAACATTCGATCTAGACATAGATGATATTATTGAAGAAGCCTATGAACGTTGTGGTGTAAGAACTAATAGCGGATACAATATAAAATCAGCAAGACGAAGTTTAAACATTTTATTTTCTGAATGGGGAAATAGAGGAGTTCATCTTTGGAAAGTTGTTCTTAAAGAACAGTTACTTACTGCTGGTACATCAACTTATAATACACCTCAAGATTGTAGTGACGTATTAGAAGCTTATGTTTCAACTGCTCAGACTGTAACTCAAACAACTAATGATATTTCTTTAGATAAAATTGATAGGTCTGCTTATGCAGCTCTTCCTAATAAAGGACAAACTGGACAACCCTCACAATATTATGTAGATCGTCAAACTAATCCAAAAATCAGTTTATATTTAACACCTGATGCAGTTCAATACATTTATTTGAAGTATTATTACATTAGTAGAATTCAAGATGCTGGTGATTATAATGATCAAGCTAATGTTCCTTATAGATTTTTACCATGTATGATTTCAGGACTTGCATATTATCTAGGACAGAAATTTTCTCCAGATAGAGTGCAAGGATTAAAACTAATATATGAGGATGAATTACAAAGAGCTTTAGAAGAAGATTCTCAAAGAACAAGTTCTTTTATATCACCTTATTCTTACTTTGGAGATGGAGTTTAATGGCATTTGCAAGAGGTAAAAGATCCCTAGCTATATCAGATAGATCAGGAATGCAATTTCCATATGTGGAAATGAAGAGAGAATGGAATGGTTCTTTTGTTCATTATACTGAATATGAACCAAAACATCCTCAATTAGATCCAAGACATCATAAAGCAGATCCACAAGGATTAAAAAATGCTAGAGCAGATACAGTTCCAGGTGGAGGAGTTTTAGTACAATTAGATTTAAATTATTGGCCTGGACAATTTACATCTATAGGAATGCAGCCTGGAATAAGTGGAGACATTATTAATGCAAGAAGAGCAGCCTATAGTGCTGTTGGAAATGTAACTATTAATATAACATGACATACACAGAATTAGTACAAAAAATTAGAAATTATACAGAAGTAGGTTCTGAAGTTTTAACAGCTACTATTGTAAATGGTTTTATTAGAGATGCTGAATTTAAAATATTTAGAGAAGCAGATGCGGATTACGCGCGCGAGTACGCGAATTCTACATTTCAAGTAAATAATAAATATTTAGTATTACCTAATTCACCTGGTTCTTCTGGAACTAATTCTTCAAGAATAGCTTTAGTTGTTAGATCAGTAATTGTTACAAATTCTTCTTCAATACAAGTTTCTTTAGAACCGAGAGATGATACATTTATAACAGAGTATAATTCATCAGGTTCAACAGGTTTTCCTAAATACTATGCAACTTTTAGAGAAAATGCTATTCAAGTGGCTCCAACACCCGATGTTGCTTATAATGTTACTTTAGACTACATTTATACACCAGATGGTTTAAGTGATACAAATACTGAAACTTATATTAGTATTAATGCACCAGAACTATTATTATATGCATGTTTAGTTGAAGCATTTGCATATTTAAAAGGACCGATGGATATGTACAAACTATACCAAGAGAAGTATAATGAGGCATTACAAGGATTTGCGTTAGAACAAACAGGTAGAAGACGCAGAGACGAGTTTCAAGATGGTACATTACGCCTTAAGCTTAATTCACCATCACCATAACAACTATAAGGAGTATAACATATGACATTAAATATAGACCAAGCGGTTTGTAATAGTTTTAAAGCACAGTTATTAGATGGAGATCAAGATTTTACTGCATCAACTGGAAATACTTTTAAATTAGCACTTTACACATCTCTTGCAACATTAAACGCAACAACAACAGTTTACACTTCAACAAATGAAGTTCCTGCTACAGGACAATATACAGCAGGTGGTGGGGTATTAACAGGACAACAAGTTTCATTAGATAATGCAACAGGAATTGTTACATTTTCTGATTTATCTTTTACAGGAGTTACTTTAAGTGCTTTAGGAGCTGTTATTTATAATAGTTCATTTAGTACTAATGCAGCAGTATGTGTATTAGACTTTGGTGCTGTTAAAAATGCAACAGACGGTACTTTTACAATTATATTTCCAGCCTTTACATCAGCGAGTGCAATATTAAGAATAGCATAAGGATTTATTGTGGCCTTTGTAGTTAATGATAGAGTACAAGAAAATACAAATTCTATAGGAACAGGCACCATTGATTTAAATGGTGCCGTTATAGGATTTGAAAGTTTTATTTCGGCAATTGGAAACGGAAATACTACTTACTACACAATTGCTTTTCCAGATCAATCAGAATTTGAAGTAGGTGTAGGAACAGTAACTTCAGGATCCCCAAATACTTTAAGTAGAGATTCTGTAATTTCTAGTTCTAATGGGGATGCTTTAGTTAATTTTTCAGCAGGAGTAAAAACAGTTATTTGTACATTACCCGCATCTAAAGCAATATTAATAAACACTTCAAATGATGTAATATTTTTTCATGCTAATGCTGTATTAACAGGAGGTGGTAATTATTTTTCAAACTATAATGCTGTTGTAGCTGATAAAACAACCACTGTAGACAGCTCACAAAATGCAATTTTATATGGACCTATTACTGTAAATTCTGGTTTTACTTGGACTATTGCAAGTGGTAGTGAATTAAGAATTGTGTAATGTAGTAATTATTATTAAAATAATGTAAAATAAGATATGTCAAAAATTAAAGTAAACACTATTGAATCAGCTACAACTAGTACAATAACAATTTCTACTGAAAATACTTTACATTTAGCAGCTGGTACAATAGCAACTGCACCTTTAGAATTTGCTTCAGGACCTTTTTTAACATCATCTACAGCAGGATCTTTTGAATACAATGGACAAATATTTACCTCCTCTCCTGTAGCATTAAAAAGAGGGTTAAGCCCATCTAGAATGTTAAGATATAATACTGCTACAGTAACTATTACAGATACAGCAGCAACTTTACAAGATTGGTTAGGAACCGTTGATGTTTCAGTAGCTGCATCTACAGCTTATAGGTTTAAAGGATTTTTTAGAATGTCGAGAGCTGCTGGTGCAGTTTCGCATACTGTTAACTTAGGATTTGGTGGTACTGCTACTTTAACTGCGATAAATTATTTAGCGGTGGCTACAACAACTACAGGTGATGTTTTAGGAACACCTCAAATGAGATATATATCTGTTGCTACAACAACAGCTATAACAGCAGCAAGTACTTCTACTACAGAAAACAATGTTGTTTTTATGGAAGGTACTGTGCAAATAAACGCTGCAGGAACATTTATTCCTCAAGTTGCATTCAGTGCTGCCCCTGGTGGCGCGGGTACAATTGCAGTTGGGGCTTATTTTGAAATGACTCCTATTGGTGTAAATAATGCTACAATAAATATCGGAGATTGGGCTTAATTAAATTAATTTTATGACATCTTCATTTTCTTCAAGTTTAAAACTTGAATTAATGGAAACGGGTGAAAATGAAAACACCTGGGGTGATAAAACAAATTCAAATTTAAATTTAGTACAACAAGCCATAACAGGTTACGAATCCATAGACATTTCAGGGCCTACTCAAACAACGGCACTTGTAATGACAAATGCTGTTATTTCAAACGCTAGAAATGCTATTATAAAATTATCTGGTGTTATTACAGGTAATCAAATTGTAACTATTCCAAATAACATTCAAAAAACTTATATTATAGAAAATGGAACTACAGGTGTTTTTACTGTTCAATTTAAAACAGTATCTGGAACTGGACCAACATTTTCAACAACAGATAAAGGTATAAAAATTGTTTATTCAAACGGAACAGATATTATTGATATTAATGCTAATTTATCAGGACCTACACTTGCAAGTGATTTAAATGTTAATGATAAATTTATTATTTCTAGCTCTAACGGAGATATTACTTTACAGCCTAATGGCACAGGAAACGTAGTATTATCAACAGATATAGTTAAAGTTGGTGATACCAATAATAGTGCTACAATTACAACAATTGGTGCAGGAGATTTAATATTAAATACAAATTCAGGCGCTAATTCGGGGTCTATTAAAATTCAAGAAGGGGTAAATAAAAATATAGAAATAACACCTGATGGATCAGGTGTTGTTAAAATAGATGGTTTATCTTATCCAACAGTGGACGGAACTTCTGGTCAATTTCTTCAAACAAATGGCTCTGCTGTATTATCTTTTGCTACAGTAAATGCTGGAACTCCTACAGTAGAAACATATGACACAGGTACTACAGTTACTTGGACTAAACCAACTACTGCTAATTGGGTTAGAGTAGAAATTTGGGGTGGGGGAGGCTCAGGAGGCA